GTAAATACAAATTTAGAAAGATATGGTGTTGAACACCCTGCTCAACTTAAAGAATTTAGAGATAAAATAAATGAAACAAATTTAAAAAGATATGGAAATATCAATTCTTTAATAAACGATAAAACTTTAGAAAAAACTTTTAAAACAATGATAGAAAAATTCGGAGTTAAATATTCTGCTCAAAATAAAGAGTTAATGAATAATATATCTGAATCATTACAAAAAACTAGAATTAAATCTGTTTTAGAAAAAAATATAAATATAATTGAAATAGATTATGATAATTCTACATATTTAGTAAAATGTGATCAAAATAAAAAACACAATTTCACAATAAATACACACTTATATTATTCTAGACAAAGATATAAAATACCAATTTGCACGATATGTAATCCAATAAATAATAATATATCAGGACCAGAAATTATAATATTAAATTTTATAAAAGAAAATTATAACGGAGAAATAATACTAAATGGTAGAAGTACTATAAAGCCATATGAATTAGATATTTATTTACCAGAATTAAAATTGGCGTTTGAATATAATGGATTATATTGGCACTCAGAAAAACATAAAGATAAAAATTATCATTTGAATAAAACAGAATTATGCGAAAATAACAATATACAATTAATACAAATATGGGAAGATGATTGGTTATTTAAACAAGATATTATAAAATCTATAATTTTAAATAAAATCAAATCAAATCACATAAATGTTGACAACTACAAAATAATAAATATTGAAAATGAAAAAATAGTAAAACATTTTTTAACAGAAAATCATATTCATGGATATGTAAAATCTGATATAAAATTAGGATTATATTATAATGATGAATTAGTTAGTTTGATGACATTTAAAACAAATAATAATTATGAGTTGTTACGATATTGCAAAAAATTAAATTTTAATATAAATAATAGTGAAAAAATACTATTTGAATATTTTATAGAAAAATATAAACCATCAGAAATCACATCAAAAATAAATAGATCATATCAGGAAGATTTTATAAATATATTAGGTTTCAAAATTCAAAGTTATACTAAACCAAATTGTTATTATATTAAAGATTTTGTTAGATATAAGAAAAATAAATTAAATGAAAACAATTTAAAAATATATGATAGTGGAAATTCATTTTTCAAAATTAATATATAATTTTATTAAAAAATAAACAATTAACATGAATATTAAAAAATTTGAAAAATTTGAAGTTGAATTAAAACCAATGACATTTGATCCTGAATATAAGCTAATGTATATTGATACAAGTGGAGATTCTTCTGAAGTTGAAGGATTTGATGTTGATGAATATAATCCATTTGATTTAGATGAAATAGTTCAGAGATATATTAAGCATGAAGGATATAAAAAAAATTACTGGATAAAAAAAATAACAGAAGAAGAAATAGATTTAAATTCTATACCGGAAATCAAATATAGATTAGATGGAAAAAAATACAACTTATAATATGAAAATTAAAAATTATTCACAGTTATTAAACGAAGGTTTTTTTAATAAAAAAGGAGGTGATGACTTTACTAAAAAACTTTTAGATATTGTAGAAAAAGAAAATATTAAAATAACTTATAATTTTGATGATCATGATGATGATGATGATATTTACACTGAAAAATATATCTTTATTGTAGATAACATAAAATATTATTTATCTAATTATCATTCACCAACATCATTCACAAATAAATATAATATTAATATTGATGGTGACAATAAAAAAATATCCAAAAATCTATATAAAAGGATAGAACAAATATATAAATATCAAAATACTAAAAACGAATTACCAGATTTGTCAGATATAGGTAGATCATCAAAAAAATTCAACATATAATTTGCATATTTGAAATATTATCCATATCTTTACACTTTAAAAATATAATACTCATTTTAATAAAGTGTATATGAACAAAAAAGAAATTATTTTAAATAATAATAAATTCAAATATTATTCATTTGATATTGATGATAATTTATTATATACTGATACCAAAATCATTATGGAACATTTAGTAAATAATGAATGGGTAGATGAAGAAATAGGTACTCAAAAATTTGCAGAGGTTAGAAATGTTGAAGGCTGGAGATATAAACCAGGTCAGTTATCATTTGCAAATTTCAGAGACTGGGGACATCTAAAAGATGAAGCATTTATAACAGTTTTTAAAGATGCTGTATTAAACAAAAAATTTGGTCCATCATGGACAACTTTTCTTGAGTGTTTAATCAATGGAAATATTTTTTCTATTGTAACATCAAGAGGACACTCACCAAAAAACATAAGGAAAGCGTTATATTGGTTGATATATGAATATGGACTGAATAACTTTAAAGATTTGAAAATTCAAAATATAAATAAAGAAGAAGATTTCAAAACACAAATGATTAATAATCTTTTGAAATTTCATAAAATTTTTAAAACTGAATCACATCAAGTTATTGATTTTTATATTGATTTATGTCCTATTTATTGTATATCATCTAATGAATTTTCTGAAAAATTTGGAATTATGCCAGCAGAAGAAGCAAAAAAATTCGCATTACAAGATTTTAATGATTTAGTTAATAGTTATGCAAATAAACTAAAGATAAATGTAGAATATGGATTTTCTGATGATGATCCAAAATTTGTAAAAGCTGCAATTGATCAATTCTTAGAACTAAAATTATCTACAAAAAATGTCACATATTCTGTTTTTGATACAGGGAAAAAAGTAGTTAAAAAAGTAATGTAAATAAAATTAAAAATATAGTAAATAAAAAAGCCACTTATTAAGTGGCTTTTTTATTTTATCAACATCTCAATTATGCATTAATAAGGCGTTCACCCATTTTTACTAATTGAAAACACTCAGTGTTTGTAATGCCATTTCTCTTTGCATGTTCAGCAATGTTTGAACCTGTTGAAACATAATCATTGTAAAAAGCAATTAATTGTTTGTTCATAATTTTTTCTTTTTAATTATTAATTTTTCATTGTAATTGAATACAAATGTACACAAAAAAATCTGAACTACAAAGTAATTCAGATTTTTTATTAAATATTTAACAGATTTAACTGTTTAAGTTTTATTTTTCTAATTTGAGTATTGTATTTGAACCAATTTTTATAACTAATACCATTTTTATCTTTATTTATTGTGAAAGTAATAATATTATTATTATTATTTTTTATCTGAAATAACAAAGAATCATCAAAACTATGTTCTGAAATTCTTAAAACTGTATAAATATTACCTATTGTTAAATCCATACAGTTTTTATTATCATAACAATATAATTTATCACCAACTTTCATAATTTATTAAAATACAAATAGATTCAATTGTTTCAGTTTTCTTTTTCTAATTACACTCTGATCTATGAACCAATTTTTATAACTTAATCCATTATTATCTACATCTATTGTTAAACTAAGTATACCACCATAATCATTTTTTATATATAATAGAACATCAGAAATACGTAAAATAGTATAAATATTACCTGTTGTTAATGTTGACATGTTATTAATACTATGACAATATAATTTATCACCTGCTTTCATTATTTTTCCAATAGCATTTTTAATTCAGTTAAATATTCAGAAAATTGTTTGAATGCATCTTTATAACACTCACCATCAGTTAAATCTATACCAGCTTTTCTCAACAACTCAATAGGATAATCACTACCACCAGATTTAAGTAATGTCATATATTTTTCCAATTGTTCTTTATCTCCATTTATTATTCTTCTTGAAAGAATAACTGCAGAAATAAAACTTGTTGAATATTGAAAAACATAAAAATCATAATAAAAATGTGGAATACGTGACCATTCGTTCGCATATAATTTATCAATTGTGATAATATTTTGTTCTTCACCGTGATATTTTTTCAACAATTCATAATATTTATCATTCAATAATGATGCTGTTAAAACTTCACCATTTTCAACTGTTTCATACATAAATTTTTCAAATTCAGCAAACATAGTTTGTCTAAATACAGTTGTTCTAAAATGTTCAATATAATTATTTAATAAGAAAATTTTCAATTGTTTATCTTCTGTGTTTGTCATCATATAATTAAGCAATAATAACTCATTTGTTGTTGATGCAATTTCAGCAATAAATGTTGAATATGATGCTTTATTGTATGGTTGATTAGCGGTACTCAACACTGAGTGTCCTGCATGTCCTGCTTCATGTAACATAGTGGATACATCATCATATTTACCTTTATAATTAAGTAAAATATATGGATGGACATCATAAACTGAACCATTCATATAGGCACCAGTATCTTTGAATTGATTTGGATATACATCTATCCAACCTTCACTTATAGATTGTTTCATAATTTTAGTATAATCATCACCAAGTATTTCTGTTGATTTAATAAGCAAATCTTTCGCATCATCATATGAATATTCATAATTAACATTATCTACTATTGGATTATATAAATCATAATAATATAAATCATCATAACACAATATTTTTTTTCTAAGATTTAAATAATCAAACATTTTATCAAGATTGTTTGATATATTATCAATTAATCCGTCATATATTGATACTGGAATATCATCTCCTGATAATGCAGATTCCAAAGAAGAATTATATTTTCTTATATTATTTCTTGTGGCTGAACTTTTAATGAATTTAAACATCAATTTAGATAAAGTTACTTTATAATCATCATATGTTTTATAAAAAGTATCATAAATTAATTTACGATCATCTCTATTACTTGATTCTAATAATACTCTATAATTTCTATCATCAACTAAAACTTCTTCGCCAGTTGATAAAGTAACTCTAGAATACTTTAATTCAGTGTTCTTAAAAATTGTATATACGTCGTTTGATGTAGAAAAAACATCAGAAATTTTAGTTAAAAGCTCCTCTTCTATCTTAGATAAAATATGTTTTTTATTTTTTAATGTATCTTTAATATTAAAATGGTAAAGTTCTAGTTTTTTACTAGATAAAACTTTATCTATTGTTTTTTGATTAAAATTTATAATTTCATCAGTGATAAATTTAGCAATAGAACTATATTTTATTGAAATATCTTTTACTTTTTGAACTAACTTATCTGCATCTTCATTATTTTGTTCTTGATCTAAATACATATTAGCATAACAATAGAGTTTTGTTATCACCTTATCAACTAATGTAGATAAATCTAAACATTCTTTCAATTTAGGTATTTTTTTTAATTCACCTTTAAATTGTTGAATTTCAACTATATGTTTCTCTACTAAACTATAATCACACTCAAAATCCTCAATATTCTTATATATTTGAGTTAAATCCCATTTAAATTTATCTGATATTTCAGTTCTTAATTTTGTTTCTTCCATTTTATTAATTGTTTAATATATTTGATTTAATTTTATTTTGACAAAATCACTATAGTTTATATTCTGATTAAAAATATATTCTTCATCAATATATTCTTTCAATAAAGGAACACTTAATATGAAATCTTCATTCTCCTCATAAAAATCAGATAGACATCCAGTGTTTTGTTGCGTTAATTTTAAAGAAAATTTTAACAATTGTAATATTTCATCAAGTGTCAATTTATTTTCAATTAAATAATTACAATTAGATGCACCATAGTGAACAAATTCATCTAATAGACTATTTATTATATTCATAAACTTATTTTTTTAATGATTTAATAGGTTTTATTGTCATTTGCATTCTTTTACCTTCTAATTTTGGCATAGATTCTGCAGTACCAATTCCTTCTAATGCATCTACAAATTTTAATAATTGAATTTTACCTTTGTCTTGGTATATAATTTCTCTACCCTTAAAGAAAACTGATAATAATACTTTATCACCATTTGATAGAAAATTTTTTGCGTGATTTAATTTGAAATTGAAATCATGATCATCAATATTAGGAGTCAATCTAATTTCTTTGAGTTCACTCTGATTTTGTTTTTGAACTTTCTTTTTTTCTTTTTCCTTTTTCTTTTTATCATAAATAAACTTCTCATAATCAACTATTTTGCAGATACTAATATCACCACTACTTGATATTTCAACTAAATCTAAATCCATCTCATCAGCCAACCTAAGTGCCTTTCTAGTGTCTAATACAATATTTTCTACATTATCACCTACTAATCTAACATTATAATTTGTGATTTTTCTGTTTATTTTATGTTCTGCTTCTTGCTTCTTCATTTATAATTTTATTTAATTGTACAAATGTAATAATAATAAATGATATAACAAAATATTATTTCAGAAATGTTCAATGTTTTTTTATATATAATTAAAAAAGAAAATCAAATTAAAAATCAATCAAAAAATAAAGTCAAATTCATAACATGTATTTATTCAAATTTACATGGTACAAACTTTGGTGGTAGAAATGATCGTGATGAACATTATAAATATAGCTTATTATCATTATTGAAAATGTATGAAGCTGATTTTGTATGTTATACATCCATATCAGAATATGAATCATTGTGCTATTTTTTTTATAAACTAAATAATATTTCTAATAAGCAATTAAGTATAAAAATATATAATCTAAAACAAAATTATTTTAAAAATTTAATAAATAAATATAAAAATGAAAATGAGATTAAAATATCTCAACGATGCTATGAAATTCAATATATGAAATTTATATGGTTATCAAATGAAGATATGACATATGATTATTATTTTTGGATAGACTCAGGTTTATCATTTGATGGTCTAATTCCAAAAAAATATCTAAATTATGAAAATAATAATAAAATAGGCTTCAATTCACCATTATTCAATAATCATTTTTTAAAAAATTTATTGTATATTTGTAGTGATAAATTTTTATTGATTAGTAAAGAAAACTCAAAATTTCATTATGCTGATACAGTAAGCATTAAACACTATAAAAAATATGATTCATCAAGGCATATTGTTGCTGGTTTATTTGGTGGGAAAAAAGAAATAATAAATAATATAATTGAAAAATTTAAATATTATTTAGAAAAAATAACAAATGAAGATAAGAAATTATATTATGAAGAAGCGATTTTATCATTGATGAATTATAATGATAGTGAACTATTTATTTGTTTAAATTTTGATACTTGGTATCATGAAGACACAAATTTATACACTAAACGAATAAATAAATATAATATTGGTGATGATAATATATACAATGAAATAAAAAACTACAAAAGTTTTTATCAAATTATAGAAGAATTACAATAAAAATAAAAATAAAATATGATTAGAAAATTTAATAATTTTAATGAAGAAGATTACTCTGATTTCGAAAAAGTTGATCAGAAAATAAGTAAAAATAAAAGATTAATTGAAAATATCTCTAAATTAAACATAAACAATATAAAAGATACCGATATTATTGATATGGTTTGTAATTATGGATTATGTGTAGAAGATAGAGATGCATATGGTGAATGGAATAAATATATGGTTTATAATAGATTGGAAGAAAGTATGTTTCAAACACCTAAACAAATTGCAGATGCAGTATTAGAATTATTAAAATATGATATAAATACATATGTAGAAATAGGTATATTTAAAGGTGGTTCTCACTTGCTAATATCAAATATATTAAAATTGAAGAATCCTCATCTAGAATCAATAGGAATTGATATACAAGATAAATATCTAACAGATGATGCAAAAAAATATATTAATTTACATATTGGAACTAGTGAAGATTTTAAAGGTAAGCAGTATGATTTAGTATTTATTGATGGTGATCATTCATATGAAGGAATTGAAACAGACTATAATAATCTTGGTCAATTTGCAAAAATTGTTATGTTTCATGATATTAATGACAGCACATGTCCAGGTGTAGTTAAATTCTGGAATGAGATTAAAGAAGGCAAAAAATATAAAGAATTTACATATCAAACAAACAATCAACCAATACAAGGAATTGGAATACTATTTAATAATGATAAATAATTTTAACACATTTAATAATATAAATATCAAATCTAATATGTTTCCTGGTATAAGGCATGTAACATATTATGAATCTGCCATATCAATATTAGAAAACAAACACTTTATGAGTAGACAGGAATTATTAAATGTTAATAACTTTAATATAAAAACTAAAAAATTAAATCCTGATAATAAATGGTGGCTAGAGAGAAAAGAAATCGAATTGGAAAAATTTAAAACAGAAAATTTAATATTTTGTACACCAGATTGGTATAATACTTATGATCATGAGACTGGTCATGGTCCTGTTATGTTTTATTTTAAACCATCTGTGTTTGATGACTACAAAGTGACATTTACATTATTAGACAATGTAAGTAGTGAAATAAAAAAAGTATACAATAAAAGTGAATTGTCTGAAATATATCATAATATACTAAATGATGATAAAAAGTCTCATTTATTAGAAACTAGAACAATACTTAAAAATTTAGATATTACAAATGATGGTTCAGTATATGATACAAGTAGAGGAAAATTATTTATAGAAGAAGGTAGATTTTATTATAAATATTCAGAAGTTCAAATACACACAAATAAAATTCCAATAGAATATATAAGTGAAATAAAATTAACAAATAATTATTTAGATTACACAGATGAAAATATTGAATTAAAAGAAAAATTCATATCAATGTGTAATGATATGAAAATAAAAATAAAATAGATTGCTTAAAAAAGCAATCTATTTATTTAAAAATATTTATGTAATATATTAAAATTTAATTTATTATTCTCAATTATATATAACATTGTATATAGTTGGTTGTTCTCTTTTGTATTAAATAATCCGTGGTGATTTTCTGTATATTCTATTAATTTCCAAGCATCAAGAATCAATTCCTCTCTTATCTCATCATATAAATGAAAATTAACAAAATTATCTTTTGGTCCTAAGAAACGAAGTTCACTTCTTCTAAAACCATCAATTTCACCATGTCCGCAACATGGTCTCATAATATCTAATACATCAGAATCATAAACAATATTATGATTTATATCATTAGTAAGCTTCTTATCTATTAGTGATGATATATACTTACAAGTAGTATTATCATAATTACTATTATTGGTTAAATATATTAAACAATTATTTTCACTATCTTTCTCCCATAAATCTATACCATTTCCTTGTCTACCTGAATCATGAAATGAAACAGCATATCTAATCGCATTAAAATCAATAGATTTACCCAAATCTTTTGCGTAGAATCTTGACATAAATTCAGAAAAAATTATAGAACGAGATATGTGACGTCTACCATGTATTCCATAATAATCAAAATCATTCTCATGCTTTCTATAAATTGTAAAAATTGATTTTGATACTATATCTAAAAATTTATTCCAATTTTGTATATCATTCATATTATTTAATTTTTTTTAATTTTTCTTTTCGTTGTTTAATTATTTCAACTTTAGCATTATCATAATAAAATTGCATATTTTTATCATCTCTATTATGCCAAGAAACAAAACCATCAACATCATCAACATATTCTGCACTAATACGTGAATCATTTTTTGCTGCTAAAATATAAAGTTCATGTGCAACTTTATCTATAAATGAAATATTATTTTTTGTTATTATATTTTCCATAATATTTTGGTTTTGGATATAAATCAGAATTTAAATATAATTTATCAAACATATCAGAAGAAAAAAACTTTTGTAATTTTAATTTATTATAAGGATCAGTATTTTTCATCTCTTGTACTAATTTATTTAAATCCTTAATCTTAATTAAGTATTTCTTAGCTTCATATTTATCTTTTTTATTTTTTAATAATTCTTCAATTAATAATTGCCACAAAAATACTTTATATCCTTGCTCTAATAGAGTAGAAGCTTTACGTACTCCAACATTATCTTGATCAAAAAAGAATTGAATGTTCAAGTCAGAATCAAACAAAAATGCTAAGTCTGTATCAACACTATTCAATCCAATTGCTCCAATGGAATTTGGGAAAAACAGCGAATCAAGCATACCCTCAAATATTGTAACTGGTTCTTCCCAATCAACATTCAATATATTATAAAAATTTGATAATTTATTATAAGATAGCATCTCTATCTCATCAGTATTTTCATCTGGATGTAAAATTGTATAAATTTTTTCAAAATTATAAATTTTGAAAAATCTCTTATCACCTGGCTTCATATTACGAATTTGCATTCCTAATAATTTCTTACCAGTCTTATTTAACATCACAATACATTTTTCAACCCACTTTGCTGTCAAATGATACTCACATTCATAAATATTTTCAAAATTATCTATTAACCTATCAAATTTTAAATATTGATAAGCAGCAGAGTTTTTTTGAATTGGTTTAAATTTTGATATTTGATGTTCAGGATGCTCATTTAAATAATCTGAAAATTCATCCAAATCTAACAATTTATTGAGGTGTTCAGGAATATAAATATCTTTTTTTTCAAATTTTATATGAGCATCAGCATAATCATATATCGCTTGTTTCTCTTCTAATGTAATATCAACATTGAAATCATTCATTAGTTTTGTGATAGATGAACGACAATCATTATTAAAACACACAAGATATGTTGGATTATCTTTGTATATATTTGCACGCTTCTTGTTAGCATCAGAAGAAGAATCTCCACAACATGGACAGCAAAAATTTAACCTATCAGGGAAATCTTTAATATTTTGTCTTCTTGGATCACTATGAGCTTTTTTTAAAACTTCACTTATCTTACTTTTTACAAAATCTATATCTATTTCTATTTCTTTCATGTTTATATTTATATTTAAAATAAAAAAGAAAGTTTATCTTCTATATTTTCATCATATCTAATTCTTATTAGTGATATATTATTTTTTTGACAATATTCATTTTTAATATTATCACGATGATTTTGTTTTTCAAAAGAGACATCACCACCAAACCATTCTACAGATTCATAATGTTGAATACCATCATATTCTATACATATATTATATTCTTGTAAATAAAAATCAAATTGTAATTTCTTAACAATAGATGAACAATCATCAAAAGTTTTTTGTCTTATATATTTTATGTTTTTATTATTTAATAATCTAACTATTGAATTTTCTCCTTTACTATTATTTGTACATAGTGGACAACCTGATCCTTTCAAATGATGTTTTGGTATTTGTTCAAATACACCATGTTTTTCGCATATAATTTTAACTTTAGTTCTATTATTTACATATTCTGCAATTGAATAATCATATCTATTACTATGTATATCATTTGATTGTTCAATAAATAATTTAATATCTTTAAAACATCCTTGACATTTAGGACATTTACAACCTCTTAAATGATGTTCAGCATTCTGTTTAAATTCTCCATGTACTTTACAAATAATTTTAATATTTTGTGTACAATTAAAATATTTGACTAAAGAATAATCATATTCATAATTATGTTTTTCATTACACTCTTTAATAAATTGATATTGTGATTTTTTATTTACACATTTAGGACAACCAGCTCCAATAACGTGTCTATATGGTATTTGTTCAAATATTCCGTGTACATCACAGATGATTTGAACTTTAGTTTTTTTATTTTTAAAATCAACCAATGAATAATCATATCTATCATTGTGTTTATTTATTGAATCAATTTTAAAATCAGAAGTAGTATATACTTTTTTCGGTTTATAATTTATATTACCTTTATAATATTTTGATTTGTGTGTAGTTTTTTTATGTGAATCAGATAGTTTTTTAAATCCACATTTTTGACAACCTCTAACGCTAATATAGTTAGCACGAATATTAAAATCACCATGTTCGAGACATGTTAGTGTTACATTTTTATTCCAGCCATTATATTCAGTTTTAGAATAATCATATTTATCACCATGATATAGCTTACATTTATCAATATATTCATTTTGTGTTATTTTCTTACGGTCAAAACTACATTTTGCACAACAAACACCTTGAAGATGAGTATTAGGATATGCTAAAAATTCACCATGTATATTACATATAATAATAATCTTAGTTGTTGAATTTATATATTCAGTTTTAGAATAATCATATTTATCACCATGTATATTTTTTGCTTTATTTATAAAAGTTTCTGTGTTATATTTATAAACTTTACTTTTTAATTTATCTTTCATAATTCATGATATTATTTATAAATTATAAAGTTTATTAATATATTTACAAAAAAGAATCAATATCATAACATATTGATTCTTAATTAAATTAATAAAATCATGCAAGATCATGATATATATTATATTTATATATATATATATATAATTACTCTTATAAATAACTATTAATCAATAACTTATTATTCTATTAAATTTGAATTGTCTATAATATTACCTATAACCTCCAAATCTTTTCTTGAGTAATATCCATTACCTAAATTTTCATTTTCTAATACTAGTAAAATAAAATCATCTGTAATATTAGTTTCGATTATACTTTTTATTGGTTTAATCCACCAACAAGTTTGTTGTTGATTCCATTCTACTTTGAAAATCGTTTTTCCGTCTGATAGTAAATCATCTTCAAAAATTTTAATATTGTTTTTATCAGTTATTCCTGTATATTCACATACTGATTCAGTTATAATATTGTAGTGTGATAAATAAATATCAGTCCATGTTCTTTTATCTGAATCTATATCACTAATAACATATCCTAGTTGATTCCAATAAATCCAAAAATTTTTATTTTTTATAGATTTTGCTTTAAAAATTTTTTCTCTTTTCATAGTATTTATTATTTAAAAATTTCAACTAATTCACTAAGTTTATTATATATATCATAATAGCCACTAGAATGTCCTTCAGAATAAGCAAAACTATAAAGTTTACTTTGATATTTTTCTGGTACTACGATATAAAAACCACTTTCTAGTTTAATAAATTCTTCAACAATTACAATTCTTTCACCTAATACCTTATCATATTCACTTTTTTTATTGTTATAATCAATTATAGAATCTTCATGATTAGCTAGATTATGCGCATATTCACTAGCTTCTAGTGCTGTGTGTGAATTATTTAGATATGGTTTTTTTGGTTTTATTGGATATTCAAGATTATTATTAAGAATCTCATCAATAGTTTCATATACACTAAGGTTATTTTCTTCACGATATTTGTTTACCATTTCAATTGTTATCTTACCATCAGAGTTTGTTTTCATGTCTTAAATATTTAAATGATTTTTATAATTATTTCACAGTACAAAGATATATAATAATATAATATGTTCCTAATCAAAAAAGTTAATTATACATAAAAAGTGAGCACTCAGGCTCACTTTTTATTAAAATGATAATAGTAAATCTATCAAATCTGATAATTTTATATATTCTATACCATAATCATCATAATTACCATAATATTCATAATTTGTTTTTGTAGTAGATTTTATTGATTTTTCAATGATTTTAAATTGAAGATATGTTATATTCACAATTTATTTTTTTTAATTTTTGTTTTCTAGTATATTTTAAATATTGTGGTTTGTATATGTAAGTTAAATCATCATATATTAAACCGCCATCATGTATTATTCCCTTTTCTCTTTCTATTACAATAAAATCTTTATAAACATCTAAATCATATTCTTTATTGATTTCTAATTTAGAATATTTAATTCTACCTAATATGATTGATATACTCATACCATGGCTATGAGTAGAAATAGAACATAAATATTTTTTATTATTAATTACTCTTATTTTAATCATTTCAATTTATTTTTAATTATTTTTTGAGTTGACCAATGTTTATCAGTTTGAACATGATTTTCTCTTACCCATTTTACTACTGATTCATTAAAATCTTCATAATCAAAACTATCTGCTAATCTAATAACAAAACCTTCTTGTTTTGTTGTATCAACACTAAATTTTGTAATAAAATCTAAATCAAATATACCTCTATATAATACAGTTACATGTTCAATATCTAATAATTTACACCATTCTACAGTATCATCCCAACTTAAACATTGATTTTTATCATTCCAAATATTAAATACCATAAAATAAGTAGATAAGTTATTATAATATAATGAATGTTTTGCATATAGGTTTTCACCACAAATTCTCCAATTATTAGGTATATTATAACATATTTTAGACCATAATCCATTTAACCAATTTCTTGATGTGTGATTATTACTATCTAATGAGCGTGCAAATTTACTATCTGTCATTAAAGTAGTATTTTCACCATCCATTTTTTCAGTTATAATTATTTCTTTACCATAAAAATTGGATAAATCATGTTTTATTTTATCATCTGAAGTAGCACCTTTTGACCATTCAACATGATGTGTTCTAGGATATTTTTTCTTATTATCATCTAATATAATCTTACCCCATTTATCATACGTTAAATTAGTATCAAAATCACTTGGTAATATAATTGTAGTAATACCTGATTTTAGTCTTAATTCATCACAACTAATTGAATTATTTTCAGCAGCAATGTGATGTACTTCACATAAAGAAACACCATTACTTAAGTAGTAACCACCGTCATCAAATAGTTTTCTATCAATAATATGATGAGGATCTTTTGCTTCACAACCGCACATAACACATTTATAAGAATCTCTTTTGAATACAGATTCTCTAAATTTATCTCTTGTTAATAAAGTGTCTATAGTTGTTTTCATAGCACAAAGATAATATATTATTTTCAAATAAAACAAATATATTTCATATTTTTTTGTGGTTATAAAAAAAAGATGTATATTTGCAGTCTAATAAATTTTAAAAATATAAATTATGACACAATTAATAATCTATCTTTCATTTATAGTACTTCTATGTATTTTTATTTTAATTGGAAATATATTATTGTATTATCATGAAAAAGACAAAACTTATTTTGCTAATATATTAATTTTGATTGTGATACTATTTATTTTAAGTGGTATGTTACATGATGCTTTGATTGAGAAAAACAAAGAAAATAAGAAAATACAACAAACAGAAATAAGTAATGATAGTATTCAACACAAATAATAAAATTAATTTAACACCTCAAGAATATTTTTAATTAGGAAAAATATAAGGTCGTAAATGGGTTATAAAAAAGTTAAGAAACAAAAAATAGATAAAATAAAAATAGATAATAAAGATTAATATAAAATATTAATAGTATCTTTGTACAATGTAAAATAAAATGAAAACAAAATGAAAACAAAATTAACATTAGAAGAATTAAAAAAAGAAATTAACGAAATTGATTTTGATAAAATCAATAAAAATGATGCTATAAAATTGAGAAAGAAAATAAGTAAATTTAATGGAGAAGAAATTCAAGATTTAATTAATATGCTTATTCATGCTTATGATATATTAGATAATTCTAAAATGAATAATAATTTCTTTAAAATTTTTGAAAATGTTAAAATTCAACTTTATGTATTATTAATGAGATTAAAATAATTATTATGATTAAAAAAAATGTTTTATTTATACCTTTTTATGGTATGTATGCTGTTGCTAGATTTGGTTTCAAATATGGTATGCTTACACCTTGTTTTAAAAATGATGTTAGCGTTCTATTTGTTATGTTAGGACTTTTATTTCAAGCATCATGTTTTTCTACTCTAATTTTATTATTAATTAATTAATGAGATTAAAAATATGTCAAAATATATATTGTTAGATGATGAAGATTTTAAAAAATTAACTAAAGGTGAAATTATTGAAAAAGATGGTAATAAGATAGCACTTCAAGATATTGGATATGATATAATGTTCGAAATATTAGATGAGAATTATGATAAATTCTTAAACAATAAAAAATAAGTATGAGAATAATTAAAAAAATATCAGGAAATATAGAAATATGGATTTGTAAACCAGTAGATGAAAGATATTGTGCTTATGGTAAATATGACATATCTGGTGTTTTAAAGATTGTTGGAATATGCCTATTGATGTTTATATCTTTTATGATTGGTTATAGTTTATAGTATTAATTGTTAAAAATTAAAAAATGAAAGATATATTAATTGAAAGATATGAGACACCAAAAGTGAATATTTACAGATCAAATGGTGATTTTTACGGTGTATTAAATAATGAACACGAGTTCAATATATTTAGAAATTCTATGATGATTGAATATGCAACTAATGATTATTATTTCATGTGGGAAGATATTAAGATTGTTGTAAATGAAGATGGTAACACAGATAAATTCCCATATGGTTTGTATGATAAAGTTCAAATTGAATTGTGTAAAACATATAATATAACAAAAAATAGAAAAAAATAAAAATTATGAAAAAAGTTAAATTATCAAAAAATTTTACTGTAAGTCACAATGTTGATCCTCAAAATGGGTTTACACCATTGTGTCCAAATGAATTACCTGTAACTGATGGTAATAATATTGTTGATGAACTCAACAAACAAAATTCTCTAACAAAATATAAAACAGTATCAAAAGATATGCATCCAGCTAATGCTATTTGGATTGCAAATGATAATCAACCTCAATTTTCACCAGTAGAAGGAGAAAATGTTGATATTGCATGGAAATCACATTGTATGTCAGGTACATTTGGTTCTGAACTTATATCAGGACTTCCAAAAATGAGTGAGTATGATTTTTTTGTAGCAAAAGGGTTTGAGCCTGATTTGCATCCATATTCAAGTTGTTATCACGATTTAAAAAAACAAATATCAACAGGTTTAATTGAGTGGTATGAGTCTAAAAATATTCATACTGTTATTGTAGGTGGATTAGCATTAAATTTTGAAGATAGCCCTCTTTGTGTTGGTACAACGATAATTGACTTAGCTGAATCTAGATTTAATGTTGTTTTAAATATGGGTGCAACAAGATGGTTAGGTTCAATAGAAGGTAAAGAAAAATTTATTAATATGTTAATTGATAAATATCATATAATTGTTGTATATTCTGCAGATGACATAGAAATGATTTAAAAATATTAATTAATTTTTGATATTTTCCAACCTTTATATTCACCTAATCTTTTTGCATGATATAATACCCATTTTTTATCAGTGTATTCTTTATGTATTTCTAAAAATTCTGGAATACCATAGTTTATATTAAATAATTTATTATCAGGAGTCAATATTTCAAATTCACAAGCATTTGGATTCTTGATTCCTTTTTTTGATGTGCTTAGTTTATTTTTTGTTTTATCACTTCTTTTTAATCCATAATTTTGTGATAATTCTCCTTTTTTTCCAAAATTCCAATTATTTTCTCCACTATGTCGTATACTTACTTGTATTTTTTGTTGTTCTGAACATTTTTGAACACCTTTTAATCCTTTATTCCAAGGAACACTCATTTTTCTATTATCTGATATTTTTTTCTTTGTTTCATCAGAATGTTTTTTACCAAAAAATGCATTATCTTTTCCACATAAAATTGGATAATTTAAGCCACCTTTACATATATTATATCCATTTTCTATTGCATTATAATATTTTATCCAATATATTTCTCTATCATTTAATTTTTCTAAACTATCACAATATTCAATTATGCCTTTTAAAAAGTAATTTCTACCATATTTTTTTATATCTTTATTTAATTCTGTTCCACTACCTAAATATGAATCATATTCGTTATATGTAGTATGTTGACCAATATAAAAATTTTTAGTTAATAAATTTATAGTTTTATAAATATATCTATATTTCATATAATTATTGTTGTATTATTTTGTTTAATTGAAATTATTTTGTATATTTGTATTCAAATTATTATATATAAAAAAATAAATATTCTTAATGATATAATATATCATTATTTAGAAATTAAATAAATTATGATAGCATATAAATTAATGAAACAACGAAAAAATGGTACTCTTGGTAGTTTATTTATTGATGCAAAAAAAGTTTATGAATTAGGTATATGGATGAATGCAGAATTTATTCCAACAAAGGGTTTTGCTGAAAGATTTGGATGGCATTGTTGTTTTACACCAAATGCTCCACATTTAAAAGAAGTTTTATTAAGTGGTGAAAAAAGAGTGTGGGTTGAAGTAGAAGTTGAAGGAATAAAAACATACGATAGACCAGAATCTCAAGGTGGTGCTTGGATTCTTGCTGATAAGATGAAAATTATTAAAATTATCAATAAATGATAATAGATAAATCAGTTGGATTTTGGTGGTTAGTTGGCAATTGTTCATATTTACAAGATATTGCATATTATTTATATATTAAAGATTTTGATAATTATTTTCATATAAGTAAACCAATATCACAATATGTATTTATTATGCAACATTCATATGAAAAAAATACAGGATATATATCACAATATTATCAACAAGCATTATCAATAATAAGGAAAGAAAAATTAGAAAAACTAATTAATGACTCAACAAACAAAATCAATAAAAAAATATTATAAACACTCACAAACTGGTTATATTGTTTGTGAAATGATATTTGAATCTGATACTATTCACAATATACGAAATATGTATTTAGATTTACATATGCGTAGTATTGGTCGTGAATTTGATTTAACTGGATTTTTACCATTGAAAGAGAAAAAATTTTCGTTATATAGAAATAGATGGGATGCAGGAGAAATAAATAGTTGGAATTATAAACCAATAGTAAAATCTATAACTGATATCAGAAAAGAAAAACTGGAAAAATTAAATAATATACTTAAAAGAAATAATAATGACTAAAGAAGAATTATCAACTTGGTTTTGGAATAAATTCAATTCATGTTATCCTGCAATTCACCCTGATTACCCTGAAAGTGTATTTTGGTATTATGATGATAAAGTTTTGCGTAAAATAAAGTTATGTAAACTTAATGGTAAAGAATTTATTCAAACAAAAGTAATTGGTTATTGTTTGTTTGAACAGGATTTCAAAAATCAATATTTATATTGTGATTATGGTAAAATATGGTCATTTTTTTATGAAAATTATAGTGATAGTTATTCTGATGTTCAATCACTTATAAAGGATGCGATAAAAGAGACTGATAAAATGAGTGTATTAACACCATCCGTTAGGTTCTGGTGGAAATCGTGTTTGATAAAAGAGACTGATAAAATGAGTGTATTAACACCTGGATTGTTTAATGGACTGGCTGCATACAAGATAAAAGAGACTGATAAAATGAGTGTATTAACACCTAAGTCCCCTTTAGGGGATTTAGGGGGCTTGATAAAAGAGACTGATAAAATGAGTGTATTAACACCCATGTCGATGGGCTCAATTTACACATTTGGACTAGACGATACTAACAAAATGAGAGCACTAACACCAAAAATTGCATATTGGATCCTACCTGAAATACTAAAAGGTGCTGATAAAACGAATATACTAACAAGATATTATAACTGAGTTAATCATAAACTAACAATTAGAAGATAATTAAAATTAATAATATAAACTATTATAAAAACACACTAATTTAAAATATATTTAATGAAAAAATTATTAAAAGATTTTGAAGAAAGATTAGAGTATCTTGAATCACAAGAGCAAACAGATGATATAAAAAGTAAAAAATCTGAAATTACTCTTGCTATTGTTCATATACAACAAAAATTATTAAAAGATATTAAAAATAAAAGTAATAATCAAGAAATTGAAAGGAAATTCTTAATAAAAGGTGATTTTAAATCATTTGCAACAAGTGAGTATAATATTATTCAAGGATATATATCATCAAATCCTGCTGTTAGAATTAGAATTAAAAATGATAAAGGATATATTACAATTAAAGGAAAAATTAATGAAACTGGTGTTTCTAGATATGAATTTGAAAAAGAAATTGAATTGAAAGATGCACAAGATTTGATGCTTTTATGTAAAAGTGGTAAAATTGAAAAAACTCGTTATAATATACCAGTTGGTAATCATATATTTGAAGTTGATGAATTTCATGGTGATAATGAAGGATTTGTACTAGCAGAAGTTGAACTAACTTCTGAAAATGAAGAATTTATTAAACCTGAATGGTTAGGTGATGAAGTTACTGGTAATGAAAAATATTATAATTCTTATATAAGTAAGCATCCATATAATAAAAAAACATAATATAATTTGCATTTTTAAAATAATAGTATTATCTTTGTATTAAATTAAACAATTAAAAATAATAAGAATGAAACAAATTATCAAAAGTATTTTAGATACTGATCTTTACACATTTAGCTTATGCTATTTATATCTTCAGAAATTCCCTCGTACAGTTGGAAGATATAGTTTTATTGATCGTAATTCAATTTGCTATCCAAAAGGATTTGCGGAAAAAGTTCAATCACAAATTAAAATGATGGAAGATATTAAAATGTCTAGCAAAGAATCAGAATTTATGTCAAAAAATTGTGGATATTTTCCAATGTGGTATTTTACATTCTTAAAAGGTTATAGATTTGATTCTTCTGAAGTTACAATCACACAAGATGAAGAAGGACGTTTGATTATATCTATCGAAGGATATATATGGAGAACTTTATTTTGGGAACAACCAATATTAGCAATTGTATCTGAACTTGCACATAAAATGAATGGAGATTTTGATAAATATGATGCTAAACATGAATATGAAAAATCATATAATAAATGTAAAAAATTAATTGAGGCTAAAGTTGGTTTCAGTGAATTTGGTACAAGAAGGCGTTTTAGTAGAGATCACCAAGAATTGGTGATAAAATCATTTGTTGATTGTATGTCTACTCACTATGTTGGATTTGGAGGAATGTCAGGTACATCAAATGTATATTTTGCTATGAAGTTTAATATCAAAGTTTTAGGTACAATGGCACACCAATATGTTAGTTTAATAGCATCAACATATGGACCAGTTGAAGCTAATAATACTGCAATGAATATGTGGGAAGATGTATATCAGGGAAATCTTGGAACTTACCTTTATGATACATTTACTAGAGATGTTTTTATGAAAAATTTCTCATTGAAAAATGCAAAACTTTTTGATGGTGTTAGAGTAGATAGTGGTCCAGAAGTAGAAGCGTTAGAAGATTTTATTCAGAAATATAAATCACTTGGTATTGACCCATCAACTAAAAACATTATTTTTAGTAATGCGTTAAATGTAGATAAAACTATTGAAATTCATAAGATTGTTGATGGGCGTATGAAAGATAGTTATGGTATAGGAACTCACTTCACATGTGATATTGACAATGTTAAACCATCTAATATGGTTATAAAATTAACAGCAGCTAAGATTACAGAGTCAAGGGAATGGAATAACTGTATAAAATTTAGTGATGACCATGGTAAATATACTGGTGATAAAGATACTATTGAAATTTATAGACAACTTTTAAATATAAAATAAAGTTTTTTAATTATAAAAATAAAAAAAGAGAATACATTAACTTGTGTTCTCTTTTTTTTATAAACATTAGTGAAAAAATTTGATATAAATATCAAATAAAAACATAAATATGAATAATTTTTTAGATAAGATAATATGTGGTGATGCTGTTGATATTATGAAAAATATACCAGATAATTATATAGATTTGATAGTAACTTCACCACCATACGGATCATTGAGAACCTATAAAGGAGTTGTAAAAGATAAAGATGAGTTTGATGGATATAGTTTTCCATTCATACCAATGGTAGAAGAATTATATAGAATAACCAAAGATGGAGGTGTTGTAGTTTGGGTTATTGGTGATCAAATAGTTGATGGATCTGAAAGTGGTGATTCTTTTAAACAAGCATTAAAATTTAAAGAATTAGGTTTCAATATTCACGATACTATGATATATCACAAGAATGGTCCTGCATTTCCAGAAACAGGTAGATATTCTCAAGTATTTGAATATATGTTCGTTTTTTCAAAGGGTAAGCCAAAAACAGTAAATTTATTACGTGATAAAGAAAATCGTTGGGCAGGAAGTAAGAATTTCGGGACTCCTAGTGCTAGAACTAAAGATGGTGAACTAAAAAAAAGCAAAAGTTTTACAGTTAGTAATTTAGGATATAGATATAATGTTTGGCATATAAATAATGGTGCTGGATATACTACAAAAGATAAATTTGCATTTGCACATCCTGCAGCTTTTCCAGAAAGCTTGGCAGAAGATCACATATTATCATGGAGTAATGAAGGAGATGTTGTATTGGATCCAATGGTTGGTGCTGGAACTACTAGTAAGATGGCAAAACTGAACAATCGTCATTTTATTGGAATAGATATTAATCAAGAATATGTTGATATTTCAAATAAAAGAATTGATATTAATCCCTATACAATTAATAATCCAAATGAAAAATCTAAATTTATAATTAGTAGAGAACAAATATTAGCAAATAGAAAAAGAAAAAGTAAAGATGAATAGTGATATAATTAAATTAGCATATGATTTATATTTAAAATATCCTAGTAAATATGGTGATGATTGGGATTTTATTTTTAATTTTAATTATTTTTCATTATTATTAAATGAAAAACGTCAATATTATAATTATTATACAGATGTTATTAAACAATTAAGAAAAGAAAGAAAAGAAAAAATAGAAAAATTATTATGTATTCAAAATCAATAGTTTGTAGTGGAATAGAAATTAATCCTTTTAATACACCAAAAGAAAATTATGATGAATTAATAAATGATTTAGAAAAAATAGAATCGTTTGATGAAATAGCAAAAAAAGAAGAATGTTTTATTGATAATTATTATAGAAGATTTAAAATAGAAGAATTGAGGTTAGATAGAATAGAAAAAATAACAAAATTAAATAAATTATATGATAACTGATTTAGATATAGATGCTTATAATATTTATGTTGAATTAAATTGTTTTGATAGTGATGGTGGTCCTAGCCCCATTATAGCTATGGATGATTTTATTGTACAACGAAATAGAATTCATTTTAATAATTATTATAATATCATTAAAAAAAGAAATAGAAAACAAAAAATAACAAAATTAGATAAACTATCTGAATAATTTGATATAAGTAAAATATGGACTATAAAGATTTATTGTATATTGATATTGAAACAGCAGGAAAATATCCTGATTTATACACTCTAAAAGAATATGATATTAGAGGGTATGATTTATTTATGCGTAAAATTGATAGAAAAAGTTCACAAATTTTAGATTGGAAAGATGATCCTAATGATGTTTATATTAATAAATCACCTTTAATACCAGAATTTGGTAGAATTGTTTGTGTATCAATGGCAATGATATCAAAGAAAGATGAAATTAAAATGATGTCAGTGTGTCTTGAAGATGAAGAACAATTAATAAAAAAAGTTCACAACACTCTTATGAGTGTATCTGAAAAAACATTGATTGGATTGAGTGGATTTTATATTAAAGGTTTTGATATTCCTTGGTTAAATAGGAGTATGCTTAAATATGAATATTCAGTTCCTAAAATAATTAAAACATTTAATGTTAAACCATGGGAAATGAATGTAGTAGATTTAGCTGAAGTTTGGAAAAGTCTTGGTACATTAGAGATAGTATCATTTGATGAAATGTTATATACATTAAATATTGATAGTCCAAAAGATTTGATGGCTGGTAAAGATGTACATAAATTCTTTTGGGAAACAAAAGAATTAGATAAGATACAATCTTACTGTGAAAAAGATGTTGTTAGTTGTGTGAATGCAGCTAAAAAAATTATACATTTATTATGAAAGAATTAATATCAATTATAGATAAAGGACAACTTTCTCAAAAGATACATATTTATGATGTTGGAATACACAATGTGAAGCTAAAAGAAAACTATACTGATGATGAGATAGAGGAAATTGTAGAAGAAATAAAAGAAAGTTTTCGTGAAATATTAAAAAAAAATAAATAAATAAATGACAAAAATAATAACAAGTCCAGATAAATTTAAAGGTATAAAAGGTAATAACTTATTTGTATTTTTAGGTGGACCAATTCAAGGAGCACCAAACTGGCAATCAAAAATATGTGATGATTTATCAGGATATGAAAATTTGGTAATAACAAATCCAAGAAGAAAGTCATTGGATAAATCAAAATTTAATTATAATGAACAAGTAAAATGGGAAAGTGAATATTTAAATGAGTCTGATATACTAGTATTTTGGCTTCCAAAAGAAGAAGAAAAAATAGAGGGTAGAATGTATGGACAAACAACAAGATTTGAAATTGGTGAATGGATGGCTAAATGTAGTAGTAAAATAATAATTGGAATTGATGAAGATTTTCCAATGAAAAGATATATTAAAAATAGACTTGAAAAAGATTATGATATTAAAGTTCTTGATACATATAATGAAGTTTTAAAATCAACACAAAGAAGAATAGATTATCTATCAGAATCTAAAACAGATATTTTTTTAACATCTGATAATCATTTTGGAAGTCAACGAGCACTTGAACTATCAAAACGACCATTTAAGTCATTAATTGATATGGATCAAGAAATGATAAATTTATGGAATTCTGTTGTAAAACCAAATGATAAAGTTTATCACCTAGGTGATTTTGGAGAGTATTCTGTTATTGATAAGTTAAATGGTAATATTTATTTAATATTAGGTAATTATGAAATTGATGATATGAATAAAAATTACAAAGGTGATATTAAATCTTTTAAAAAAATGCTAATAAATAAAGGATTTAAAGCTGTTTATGATAATATGATGTTAAAAATAAATGATGATACTGAAAAAGTTTTAAAAATTGATGAATTTGATAATGATGAATATATTTTTTTAACTCATGGACATTTTGATCATTGTCTTGGGGCTTTGGATTTAAA